CTACTGCGACATGTACGGCGTAAGCCTGCACGCTGTCCACATCGTCCGCCATGGCTGGAAGGCCGCCAACGACGAAGAGGCCATGTCGCTGGTCGAGATCATGGCCGCCGTCCCCTTCGACGAGACAGTCTACGCCACCTCCGGCGACGAAGAGGCCGTGCTGCTCCACGGCTACCGCATCGCCAAGCTTTGGAAACTATGAGCTCCGACTTCTTCGCCGGCTACGGATCCGAACCGGGCGACATCTACGACCTCGCCAAGAAGTGGGGCATGACCCCCGAGCGCCTCACCTTCCTGGCCAACTGCCCGCAGGGCATTCACCGGCAGTTCCTCAAGGAGCAGGCCGACTGGACGACGGAAGAGAAGCGACTGGCCACCAACTGCCGCTTGGCACACCGGCAGGGCTTCACGGCCTACGAGGCCGCCGAGTACGCCAAGGTCGAGCTGGGTGTCATCACCGCCTTCCTCGCCAAGGTCGGCGTGACGTGGCCCGCTGGCTGCCGCCGTAAGCTCTCCTGGGGCGGCTCCCTCCCCGCCGGCAAGCGCAGCGACTACGGCACCAAGGCCCCCGTGGGCGGGGCAAACCTGTTCAAGACCAGGGACGGCCGCACCCTCCGCATCAAGGAGCCCGAGTCCTACGAGGCCGCCCAGAAGGCGCACGACCTCGGCATCACCCTCCGCGAGGCCGAGAAGCGCTTTGGCATCCCCTACACCCGGCTCTACATCGCCGCCAAGAAGATGGGGCTGAAGATCGCGAGGAAGTACAAGGCCCGAGGCCCTAACAAGGTCCGCATCAAACGATGAGCGAACCAACCCGTTACCGCGTGGCCAACAACCAGGCGCAACTGACCCTTGGCGGAAACATCCTCGCCGTTGACCCCGCTGGCCCGCTGGTCATGTACGACGACTACGCCCGCCTCAAGGCCGAGGTCGAGCGCCTGACCAAGGCCGGGGATCGTGTCCTTCACGTCCTTCTGTGGACTGATGAATACGACGAGTTCAGATACAAAGATGCAAAAAAGGTTTGGGACGATGCCAAGGGGGTGAAGTCATGAGCGAACCCACCCGCTTCGTCTTCGCGTCCGACTCCCACGGGGACATGGCCGACCCGGAGGCACTCGCCGCCCTCTGGGAGTTCTGCAAGGACTACAAGCCCTCCGTCCGCATCGCCGGCGGCGACCACTTCGACTTTCGCGCCTTGCGCCGTGGCGTCGGCACCTCTGACGCGGAAAGCGGCGAGTCCCTCAAGGCCGACCTCGAGGCCGGCATGGACTTCCTCAAGCGCTTCCGCCCCACTGTCTACCTCTGGGGCAACCACGAGCACCGCCTCGACAACCTGATCGCGTCGTCGAGCTCCGCCCTGGTGCGCGACTACTGCCAGGACATCAAGGACACCATCAACCGCACGGCCCGCCAAGCGGGGGCCAAGACCATCCTGCCCTACCACGCCGACCTCGGCGTCTATCGACTAGGCAAGGTGGCCTTCGTCCACGGCTACGCCCACGGCGAGAACGCGACAGTCAAGCAGGGGCTCCACTACGCCGTCCACGGCGGCGGCTTGATCCACGGCCACACCCACACGCTGGCCAGCATCGCCCTGACCCAACACGGCAGCGGGAACGCCTTCAGCGCCGGGTGCCTCTGCCAGAAGGAAGCGATGGGCTACGCCTCCGGGCGCCTAGCCACCGCCCGCTGGGGCACGGGCTGGGTCGCGGGCTGGACGGATGGCGACAACTGGAAAGCCTGGCTGGTGCACAAGGTCGGCCAGAACTACGTCTGGACCACGGGCCTCCGCATGTTCAATCCCAAGAAACGCAAATGAGTAATAAGCACATAGGATTTTTAATGCTTTGGGGCCTAGGCATTGGACCCATCCTTTGGGTCTGGGGTCGCATTGTAATCAATTCAATCGAGGCCAAAGAATGGAAGGCACTGTTCTGGGGGCATGCTATCATGGCCTACATTTTCTTGGCTATCTACTTTCTGTGCAAATGAGCCAAGGCACCAGCGTCGTCGCCAACCACCGCGTCAGGGACGACATCCTCGACGCCATCGTCTCCGAGATCCAGAAGCAGGCCGAGAAGGCCCCGCCCGGCTTTCACCCCATCGACTACTGGGAGAAGCGCTGGAAGTGCAAACGCTCGTGCGCCAAGCGCTACCTCTCCGAAGGCGTCAAGGCCGGCATCCTGGAGCGCATCGAGCTGCGCCGCTACACCGGCAAATACGTCCGCCGCGCCCCCTACTACGGCCCCGCCCGCAAGAAGGCTAAAACCAAATGAGCAATACTTACCAAGTAATCAACGGCGACTGCCTGGAGAAGATGGCCGCGCTGCCATCCAACAGCGTCGACATCATACTTACCGACCCGCCTTATTTCAAGGTTAAGGACGACGACTGGGACAGGCAGTGGGAGGTCGCTTCCGAGTTTATCGGATGGCTGGACAAGGTCGCCGCCGAATGGGAACGCGTCTTGAAGCCCAACGGCTCGCTGTATTGTTTCGCGTCTCCTCAGATGGCCAGCCGTGTCGAGGTGATGATCGCGTCCAGGTTCAAAGTCTTAAACCACATTGTTTGGATGAAGCCAAGCGGCATCCATAACAGACAGTGCCGGGAAGACTTGCGGTCCTACTTTCCTCAGACCGAGCGCATCATCTTTGCCGAGAAAAAGGGAGCCGACAACATGGCCAAGCGTGAGGGCAAGTATCGGGCCAAGTGCGACGAGCTCCGGGGCTTCCTGTTTGAGCCTTTGCGGTCTTACTTTGTAAAAGAGCGAGACGCCGCCGGCCTGACCACGAAGGAAATCATTAAAGCCATGGGATGCTCTACCCCTTCCCATTACTTCAGCCAATCTCAGTGGGCTTTGCCAACCAAAGAACACTACCACAAGATGCGGGAGATTTTCAATCGAGCCGGCAACGATGGCCTGCGCCGTGAGTACGATGGCCTGCGCCGTGAGTACGAGGACCTGCGCCGTGAGTACGAGGACCTGCGCCGTGAGTACGAGGACCTGCGCCGTCCTTTCGACGCGGCCAAGCCTTGCGAGTTCTTTACCGACGTTTGGACATTCCCCGTCGTGCAGCACTACAAAGGAAAACACCCTTGCGAAAAGCCTCAAGAGCTTCTGGCCCACATCATCAAAGCATCGTCACGCCCTGGGGCCCTTGTGCTCGACTCCTTTGCCGGCACGGGAAGCACGGGGGTAGCCTGCAAGCGCCTTGGACGATCCTTCATCGGCATCGAGCTCTCCCCCGAGTATGCCGCCACCATACAGGCCAGGCTGAGCGACTCGCTGGCCTTGCCCTTGGCTGACCCTTCCTAGTCGCTCACGCAAGAAGGCTCGACAGAAGCCCGCCCGCTGACCATACCCACCCCCGCAAGCCATGCAAAACCCCGACGACCTTATCGAGCGGGCAAGGAAATACCTTGTCCACCTTCCTGACTCCATCGAAGGCCAGAAGGGCCACGACGCCCTCTTCCGTGCCGCCACTGTGCTGGCCCACGGGTTCGCCTTCGACGAGTCCACCGCCCTCGACCTCCTCCGCGAGTACAACGCCAGCAAGTGCTCCCCGCCCTGGGCCGAGAAGGACCTCCAGCGCAAGATCGGCGAAGCGACCCGCCGCGTGCACGACAAGCCCCGAGGCTGGCTCATCGGCGACAAGCCTGCCCCTTCCCTTCCCCGCCCGGTCAAAGCGCCGCAGAAGCCCACCGAGGCCCCGCGCAAGGCCACGCTGGCCGACCTGCCCGCCCCCACCACGCCCGCAGCTGAACCCGCCCCCGCCGACTTCCTCACCTTCTCCGACTTCCTCTTCGCGGTTTTCCGTCCCGAGGAGCAGGTGCAAATCGAGACCCCCGCCACCCTCGCCGAGGACGGCAAAGGACGCCCCGCCGGCAAAGGCATCGTGAAGACCGCCAACGCCTGGAACGACCTGATCGGGCTCGACCCCGCCCTCGACGGCGGCCCAGCCGGCTCCTTCGTCCGCATCAACCCTGTCAGCGACGCCGACGGCAAGGACTCCAGCGTGAGCGCCTACCGCCACGTCCTGCTCGAATGGGACACTGGCACCAAGGCCGAACAACTGGCCCGCATCCGCCGCTCCAATCTTCCCGTCACCGCCATCGTGGACTCGGGCGGCAAGTCAGTCCATGCGTGGGTTCGCGTCGATGCCAAGGACCGCGCCGAGTACGACGCCCGCGTGGCCGCCGTCTACGAGCTCTTCGCCGACTGCCCGCCCGACAAGCAGAACAAGAACCCCAGCCGCTTCACCCGCCTGCCCGGTGCCCATCGTGGTGACGCCAAGCAGGCGCTCATCGACATCAACCAGGGCCTGCCCACATGGGACGCGTGGACCGCATGGAAGGGCCAGCAGGACAACGCCATCGTCGAGCAGCAGGAAGGCACCGAAGTCTTCGACCTCGAAGCCATGGACGCTTTCGACCCCAAGGCCGACCCCACCGTGCTCGTCGGCCGTGAGCGCCGTTGGCTCTGCAAAGGGTACGCCGTGCAGATCGTCGGCTTCGCCGGCACGGGCAAGAGCACCATGTGCATGCAGATGTGTACGAGCTGGGCGCTTGGCCTGCACCTGTTCGGCCTCCAGCCCGTCCGCCCGCTCCGCATCCTGCTCATTAATGCGGAGAACGATTGGGGAGACATGAGCGAGATGCTTCAAGGCGCCACCCGTGACTTTACCCTGGGCGAGAAGGCACGGCTAAAGGAGCAGCTGACCATCGTCCGCAACACCAAGGCACGCGGCGCCGCTTTCGTCGAGGTGCTTGAGGCCCTCATCAACCGCCACAAGCCCGACGTTGTCGTCGTGGACCCCCTGCTCGCCTTCGTGGACTTCGAGATCGCCGACCAGAAGGAAACGTCCGCCTTTCTTCGCGGCATGATCCTCCCGCTCCTCCAGCGCACTGGCGTGGCCCTGGTATACTACCACCACACGAACAAGCCCGTGGCCAACCTCGACCTCGACAGCATGCCACCCCAGCAGCTCGCCTATCTCGGGGCGGGGGCGGCAGAGTGGTGCAACTTTGCCCGTGACTCGGGCTTCTTGTTCCGCGCTAAGGCCGAGGAAGGCGAAGAGGCCGCCACCTTCCGCTTCGGCTTCTCCAAGCGCCAGTCCCGGACCGGGCTCCGTAACTCGGACGGCAAGTTCGTCCCGTACGTCAAACTGAGCCATTCCAGCCAGCCGGGCACCCTCCGATGGGTCTACGCCCTAGGGGACAGCCTAGTCAGTCAGCCGAAGGCCGTTTCCAGCCCCGCCAAGGGGTCTAGGAGCGGGGATTACATCCGCTGAGGGTGAGGACAGCCACCCCACCCCCACCCCCACCTTAAAACGCCTTCCAGCCCATCCTATGCAAGCCCATTGCCACGGCATACTTCCGTCACTACTTCCGTCCTATCTCTCGATAGGTAGGGTATGCGACTACGCTTATACCCCCTTACGGGGGACGCTCGTCGATACCCTTGGGGGGAAACACCCGAACCTAGGGAGGGCCAGGGTATGAGAAAAAACATCCCCGAGAAAGTACTGCGCCGTCTCGAGCTAACGCGGCTTAGGCAAAAACTTTGGCGAGAGAAGCCCGAGCGCATGGAGGCGGCTAGGCGCAAGGCCACGGCCAAGGCGGCGGCCCAACGCCACGCCAACCACGCGGCCCTAGTCGCCCGGCTCTCCGATCTGCCGGCGGCCCTGACCACTGACCAGGTGCTGGCCTACATCGACGGCATCTACCGCGGCAACCCCAAGAGCTTCTTCAACCGCTTGCGCCGCCACGACCTGATGGCATACGACTACAAGGCCGACGTCTGGGTAAACCACTGCCACGTCTTCCCGGTGGTGTAATAATTTAGTGCTTCCCGAACCAGCGCCTGGTCATACGTTGTTTGACTAGATGCGCTACATCCTCGACCTCGCCTCTGGCGGTGAGCTGTACGTTGACACGTCTTTCGTCTCGGCCGTCGAGGTCGTGGACATCGTGAACGTGCAGAAGGTCGGGGACGCTGGCCTGTCGCGTTATGGCGTGCAGGAGGAGCGGACGACCAACGAGCGCAAGGGCATGCTGGTCCACGTGGACGGGGAGAAGTTCACCTGCGAGTGGGACGGCGTGTTCCTCGAGGCATGGATGGACGATGAGGAGGGGCCCTGCCTCGACTGATGCCCGACCTCAAGGGTTTCGATAGGCAGGTCACTAAGGAAGACCGGGCACACGCCAAGCGTTACGACGCATGGTTCCGCTCGTTGCCCAAGGCGCAGCAGGAGCGCATGCGCGAGATGAACGCCGGCCCTTACTCCGAGGCCCGCGTGCAAGACCACGTCTTCCCGATCTACGAGTCGAGCAAGGCATGGAGCACGGCCAACGTCGAAGAGCACGAGGAGACGGAGAGCTACATGACCAGGGAGGAAGTGGCCCGCATCGTCGCCGACGTGGTGGACATGCTTGGCTACACTGACGACCCGAAGGTGCGCCGGCACTGGGAGCTGATGCGCCTGGTACTGCGTGCGCCCGGGCATCGGTCCGGCAAGGAGATCGGCGAGATGTTCGGCGTAACCAAACAGGCCATCAGTTATCTGGCGCGAAGGATGTTGGCCCGGGTCGAGAGGCGCCGCCGTCAGAGCATTGATGCGCAGCTGGACGGCCTGACAGACGCGGCGTTCACTGAGCAGGCCCGTGGAAAGACCCCCATACCCCCCCCAAAGGCATCTCTTTTGACCCCCCCCGGGAGCCGCGTGGCGCCAGCACCCCCCTCTTTTTTAAAGAGCAGGAAGTGCAAAAACCTTGGATTTAGGAAGAACCCCCGCAAATGAAGCTCAAAGACTTGGCCGCCGGGCTCGGCGTGACTGCGCAGCGCGTCAGCATCCTGATCAAGGACGGCATGCCCGACACTTCGCTGGAAGCGGCGCAAGCCTGGCGTGACGAGAAGGCCGCCGCCCGCCGGCGTGGAGCACCGAAGGCCAAGGTGCCAGAGCTAGACGACGGCTCACTGGCCGACACGATCGAGGAGCACCGGGGGCTGGTTGGTCGGGCTCGCGGCGTTTGGGAAGCGGCCATGGAAACGGGCGACCCGAACCAGGGCAAGTACCAGACCGCGTATAACCAGAGTCTGAAATCTCTCTTATTCCTTGAGGAGGAGCAGGAGCGCCGTGCCCTGCTGGCCCGTGACTACATCAAGGCCGACGACGCAAGGCAGGCCATGGTCGAGCTGATGGGCGAAGTGCTTGCCAAGTTCGACAAGCTGGACGTCGAGGCCGGCGACAAGGCGAACCCGAACGACCCGCCGACGGCGCACGCGGCCCTGCGTGAGTGGGCACGCTCCGCCCGGGCAGATCTGTCGAAGGCGCTGGAGGCCGCGACGAAGTGAACAGGTCGGACCTGCTGGCCATCGGCCGACAGACGTTGACGCCGCCCGACAACGCCGACCCGGTGGCGTGGTGCGCCCGCAACGTGACGCACATTCCCGACTCGCCGTTCAAGGGCGGGTACAGGCCGGACCGCTGGCCGTGGGTCGGGCATGCGCTGCGCATCTTCCTCGAGCCTTCGACGCGAGTGCTTGCCATGCCCTGGGCGATCCAATGCGGCAAGACCCTGACGATGCGCTTGGCGGCGACCTACCTGATGGCCAACGATCGCGGCAACATGGTCATCTACATGGATAACCAAGAGAACGCGAAGGACTTCACCCTGCGTTACCTGCGGCCCATCTTCAACGTCGTGCCGGCGGTGCGTAATCACCTGAGCGTGCACGACAACGCCAAGAGCGACACCATCGACTTTGCGGACGGGACCATCGTCTACAACAACAGCGCATCGACGGAGAAGGACCTGCAGCGCATCTCGACGCGGTACGTGTTCGGCGATGAGATCTGGAAGTGGCCACGCGGGGCGGTGGGCGAGTCCATGGCCCGCACAAAAGCGTACGAGTGGACGAGCAAGAAACTGTACGCGAGCCAGCCCGGTCTAGTGGGGGACGACTTCCACAACCTGGTCGAGATGACTGACCGCCGCGAATGGCATTTCAAGGCGCCGTGCTGCGGGCATCTGCAGGCATACGACTGGAGCTTAATCCGCTTCCCAGAAGCGGCCCGGACGGACACGGGCTGGGACCATCGCAAGGTTGAGGAGGGCACGACGTACGAGTGCGCGAAGTGCGGCACAAGACTGGCCGACACCAACGAGACGCGGAACAAGTGTAACGCCGAAGGGGAGTTCGTGCCCATGGGCGTGGCGCAGAAGAAGGGGTATGTGGGCCTGCACGTGAACGCCCTTGCCTCGACGAGCTGGGGCTCCCTCAGCGTGGACATGCTCAAGGCCAAGGAGGCCAGCGACAACTACGGCGACGAGAGCGGGCGTCAGATATTCAAGCAGAAGTACCTCGCCCTGCCCTGGAGCGACGACGGCGGCACGATGGTGACGGCGGCCACGGCCAGCGACTACTCCCTCGGGGACGACTGGGAAGACGAGGCCATGATCACCCCCAAGGCCAAGGTGGTGGCCCGCAAGGATGCGCCGGCCGGGTCGGTCCCGATGCGGACAGTGGGCATCGACTGCCAGCGTGGGCACTTTTATCTGGTGTGCCGGCGGTGGTCGGTGACCGGGCACTCGCGTCTGATGGCCTTTGCCAAGGTCGATACCTGGGGCGAGCTCGACAAGATGGTCGCGGCGCTGAACGTGCACCGGGCCATGGTGCTCGTGGACTCGGGCGACCAGACCCAACTGGTCTACGCGGAGACGGCCAAGAGGGGCTGGAAGTGCTCCAAGGGTTCGGGCAACGAGGACTTCACTGTAAAGGGGTCGGGCAACCAGACGACCAAGCGCTTCTACTCCGACGTGCAGGCCATCGTCGTGCCAGGGCAGACGAACCGGGCGCGGCTCCTGATCTTCTCCGCCTTGGCGGCCAAGGACCTGCTCTCTGGCCTGCGGGTGCGCAAGGTGCACACGTACGCCCGGGACGCGGTGGCCGACTACGCCGAGCAGCTGAACGCCGAGGTGCGTATCCGAGACAGCAGGTCGGGCAAGCCCATGTGGGTCCTGCCGGCTGGCAAGAAAGACAACCACGCCCTGGACTGCGAGATCATGGCCATGCTCGTGGCCGTCAGGTGGGGCATCGTCGGGCGGTCCGGCGCCGGCGAGGAAGCGCCCTTGGATGCTTGACGACCTGCCGGAGGCCGTCACCTTGGACCGAGGACGGACCGGGGAAATGTTGTTTGTGGCGCTGATGGCTTGGCGCTGCGGGTGCTTGGAACCCCCGGTCCGTCCCCCTTTACTTCTCCGCCAAGGTTAAGAACCGACCCATGGCGACCCAAGGACTTTTCATCGGCCTGACGGAAGACGAGCTCCTGGCCATCCGCGCCAAGGCGGTCTCCGCCATCACGCAGGGTTTGAACATCGTCAGCTACAGCGACAGCGGGTCGAGCGTGTCGAAGCAGTGGGCCATTCCCCCGAAGGACATGCTGGCCGAGGCCAACTATGCTCTGTATCTGTTGGACCCCCAGCAGTATGCGAGCCTGCGCCGCAGGTCCGTGATCAGCGTCCGCTGGGATAACCGCGTCTTTTGATTTATGCCCAAGAAGTCCGTCAAGAAAGAGGTCCAAGTCCCTACGGCCGGAAGCGCTCAGGCGCCGAAGCCGAAGGCCCAGAACACTGGCTGGTCCTCTAACTTCCAGAATGCGGGCATGTCGTTTGCCCGGCGTGCCTGGTACGGCTCGACGCCGCAGGACGCGCGCAAGGATGTCAGCGCATACGACCGCCAGAGCCTGCTGCAGAAGGCGCGCTACGGGGAGAAGAACTACCCGAGCATGGTTCAGTACGTCAACGACATGACCATGTACGTGGTCGGCGACGGAAGCACTCCGACCTCCCGTGCGGCCGACCCTGCCAAGGCCCGACTGTACGAGGACTACTACTACCGCGACACCCGCAAGGCGGACGTGACCGGCAAGACCGGGGAGCAGGTCCAGCGCATCATCGTCAACACCTGGGCGGTGGACGGCGAGATTTTCGCCCTCAAGGTCAACGACCCGGCGACGGGCAAGGCGACGATGCAGCTCATCGAGGGCCACCGCGTGGTCAGCCCTTCGGCCCCGAAGGACGTGACGCCCGACACTTGGGACGGCTTCGTTTTCGGCAAGTACGGCGAGGTTCGCGGCATCTGGGTGCAGTTCGGCGAAGGGCAGTTCGAGTTCAAGCCCGCCGGCACTTACCTGCACATCGCCGACTTCAAGCGGGTAAGCGGGGCCCACGGCCTGCCTCCCATGGCTCAGGCCCTCAACTCGATGGCCGACCAGGTCGAGATCATGCAGCTGGAACTTAGGGCGACTAAGCAGGTGACGGACGTCCCCACTGTCCTCACCAAAAATGGCGGCTCGATTGACCAGAACATGGAGGCCGACCTCAACGGCATGGGCACGTCGGACTTCGGGAACATCGGTTCCCAGATGGGCGGCAAGCTGCTCGTGCTCGAGCCCGGCGAGGACCTGAAGAGCGTTGCGCCTAACTTCCCCCGCCAGGGCATGGACATGTTCAACGCCATCCTTTCGCGGCAGATTGCCAGCGGTGGCCTACCCTACGAGGTGGTGAACGACGGCAGCAAGGCGGGCTCGGCGCTGGTGCGCATGGTGCTAGGCAAGGCGGACCGCTACGTCGGCGACAAGCAGTGCATGCTTCACGACTGCTACCTCATCCCCGACTGGCAGTGGCGCATCGGTTCGGCCATCGCGGCCGGCCTTCTCCCCGACGACCCGAACTGGGCGGACGTGGAGTTCAGCGTGCCCCAGAGCCCCAGCATCGACAACGGCCGCGACTCCGCGAATGACCGCGAGGACCTCAAGGCTGGCCTGACTTCCTTCTCCGCGATCGCCAAGAAGCGTGGCATCGACTTCCGCAAGACCTTCGCCGAGCTGGTGCAGGACATCGTCTACGCCAAGGACACGATTGAAGCGACCTCCGGCAAGGTGGCCTTCGAGGAGGCCATGCAGCGCTTCTCCAACATGCAGGCCCCGTCTTCTCCGGCCCCTGCCCCCGCCCCTGTCGCCGCGCCCGTCCCAGAGACGGATGACGACATGGACGACGATGAGGAAATCGACGACGAGACCGAAGAAGAACCCAATTCCTAAAACATGCGCTTCCTTACCCACGGATTGAAGGGCCTCGAGCCCATGCTAATCGACCCAGTCAAGGCCGCGGAATACTCCGCCCGCCTGGACAAGTACGCTTTCTCTGACGTGCTGGCCAAGCTCCTGGGTGAACGCCCGGTGGCGCATGTCACCGCCGAAGGCGTGGGCGTCATCCCCATCGACGGCCCCATCGGCCGGGGCGTGTCCCCGATTGAAAGCATGCTTGGCGCCACTGATGTGAACGCCATCAGCGTGGCCATCGACGCTTTCGAGGCCGACCCGTCCGTCAAGAAGGTTGCCTTCCGCGTTAACTCCCCGGGCGGCACTGTCGCCGGCGTGCCTGAGCTGGCCGCCAAGATCCGCCGCATGAAGAAGCCGACCATGGCCTACGCGGAGGAAGCCAACAGCGCCGCCCTCTGGCTGGCCGCCGCCGCCGACCGAGTGGTCGCCATGCCCTCCGGCTCCATCGGGAGCGTGGGCGTGTACATGGCTATCCCTGACTATTCCAAGGCATACGGCGACGCGGGCGTGCGTATGGTGGTCATCAAGTCCAGCCAGTCCCCTCTGAAGGGCGCCGGCATCGAAGGCACGACGCTTACCGAAGCCCAGGTCGCCGACCTGCAGGCTCAGGTCGATGACATCGCCTCCGAGTTCCAGGAGTCCATTCAGTACACCCGCATTAACGTGAGCCCTCTGGCCTTCACGGGCGGCACCTTCTCCGGCAAGAAAGCCGTGCAGCTGGGCCTCGCCACGGGGCTGGCCGACTCCTTCGAGGAAGCCCTTGCGTCCTTCTGACGTTTGACCGCATCCCCAAGTTTAAGAACCATGAGCAAGCTGACTCCCGAAGCCGAACTGAACGACCTCCGCGTTGCCGCCTCCGCCCTCCTGACCGAGCGCGACGACCTCCGCGCCACTGTCGAAAAGCTGACTGTCGGCGCCGCCGACGAACTGACCGCCGTCAAGGCGGACGTCGTGGCCAAGGATGCCCGCATCGGCGAACTGACCGCCGAGGTTGCCGCCCTCACCGAGAAGGTCGCGGCCCTGGAACTGACGCACGTCTCCGCCGCCAAGCAGGCCGCCGAGATCGTGGCCAGCACCGGCACCACCCCCGTGGCCGCCGAGAAGCAGGAAGCCCCTGCCGCCACTGTCGAGCAGCTCAAGGAGCAGTACGCTGCCATGCCTGCCGGCGCCGAGCGCGTGGCCTTCCTGCAGAAGCACAAGGCCGCCATCCTCTTTGGCCGCCTCTCCTAATTTTCCCTAATCCCTAATCCCTACTAATCACACCTATGGCTAACTCCGGTTTCAACATCGCTCCGGCCGCGCTCGCCGACATCATCGTCGCCGACCTCCGCCCGAAGCTCCCCGTCCTCGACGTCTTCACCACGATGGCTCAGTCCACGGAAGACCGCGGCACCACCATCGACGTCCCCTTCATCTCGGGCGACGACGCGATCACCTTCGACAAGGCTTCCGGCGGCTACGCTCAAACGGGCGACGCTGATGTCACGAAGAGTTCCGTAAATCTCGTCCACTACCATGCCACCCGTGGCTTCGACGCCTCGGAGCTCGCCGCCTGGGGTGCCGACGGCATCATCAACGCCTTCCGCGAAGAAGCCGTTGCCAAGATCGTCAAGAAGGTCAACGCCGCCGTCGCCGCTGTCGTGACCAACGCGAACTTCTCGTCCAACGAAGTCATCACCGCCGCGAACTTCGACTACAATGACGTGGTCGACCTCGACGTCTTCCTCGACGGCCTCGAAGCCCCGGCTGAGCGCGGTCTCGTCCTGAACTCCGCCTACATCGGCGCGCTCCGCAAGGACGCCAAGCTGACCTCGGCGTTCAACACCCAGGGCGACAACAGCGTCGTGCGCACCGGCATCGTCGGCCGCATCGGCACCCTGCAGGTCCTCCAGTACGCCGGCCTCCCGGCCAACGGCGAGAACCTGGTCGGCTTCGCCGCCTCGAAGGACGCGATCTGCATCGGCACCGGCTCGGTCTGGTCCGCCTCCCCGAACTCCGGCATCGCCACCATGGGCGGCCTGTCCGTCATGGTCGAGTCCGAGTACACGCACGGCATCCTCTACTTGACGGCCGCCATCCGCATGGGTGCCGCCAAGGGCCGCAACAACCTGAAGCGGGTGCTCAGCGCCTGAGGTTAGCCTAACGGCTGCCAACTGGGGCTCCCTTCGGGGGGCCCCTTTTTTTTGACTGATTTCCCAAGGGTAAGATGGCCACGCTCTATTCCGAGTTTCTTCCTGACGCCAAGGAGATGGTGGCCGACTTCGGGGTGCCCGGCTCGTGCAACGCGGGGGCCATCACCTTTCAGTGCCTGATCTCCGACCCGGTCATCACCCAGTCCTTCCAAGAGGGGGGCTTTGTGGACCGGACCCAGCACATGGTACGCATCCCGGCTGCAACGGCCTCCTGGAGCCTCCCAGACGGGTCTATTGGGGCATCGGCGGCCATCATCAGCGGGCAGGACCCCATCGCCTCCTTGGGGATTGGCAAGGTCATTGCCGTGGACGGGAAGAGCCTGCGCATCGTCGGCCAGACCCACAAGCGTTCCAGCGCCTGGGTGACTCTGCAGGTCATCCTGCTGAACCAGTGAGGGTCGAGACCAAGATTGAGCCTAAGAGCCTAGCTGAGTTCGAGCAGGCCATGATGGAGTACGCCTTCGCCTGCCGCGAGACCATCAAGGACGTGGGGCTAAAGAATGCGGCGCTAATGTGCCGCGAATCCATGATGCTGACTCCCCCGATGGGATCGAAGGGCAACGGCCTCAAGCAACAGGCCCAGAAGGCCGGCGAGAACACCATCAACCGCGACGTCCGAAAGATTTACACCGCGGTAAACGGGAAAGGGTCCGGGCCTCTTTTGCTAGTCACCCAGCAACTGGCCTATTCTACGCGGTATGGTTCTCCCTCTGATTTCCGATCTCTGCTGGATGGCGCTAAGATGTCTGTGTTGAAGAAAGGCACCAAAATCTTGCGGGCCATCGCCAACGACTACGACGACGAGCGGGCCTTCCGTAAGGCCAAGAACTACTTTGCCCGGTCCATCGCCAGGAGCACTCAGTTTGGGGTCGGTTATGTTCAAGACTTGCGACCAATCCACGAGGCGCATCTTAAGCGCTTCAATGGTCGTTTTCTGGTGGGTGGACGCTCAAAGTCTCCGCTCCGCAACTGGCGCGACAAGCAGCTAGTTCAGGACGATGAGGCCATCAAGGAGTACGTGGCGAGCCGTGCGCCTTCTGTTGGCAAGCTGAAGTCTGGCTGGTACAAGGTCCTAATGGGCCTGCCCAAGCCTTCGAGCCGCGAGAACAAGGCGAACTTCGGCACCTCGGGCATCCCGAACTACATCAAGCGCCATGCCGGGCAGGCCGGGTACATTCAACTGCTCGAGGCTAAGGACGTCTTCTCCCTGGTCATCGGCAACGGCATCGCGGACATGAACAAGGTCAGCACCGAAGCGGACGTGAAAAGCACTGTCCTCGGCCTGCGTTACAAGCAGCTGCGCCTTGACCTGGAACAAAGGTTGAAGAAGGCCGCAGACAAGGCATCAAAGCGTTAACCACTTATGGGCACATCCAGCATCCGCCACATCGTCGAGGGCAACCTCGTGACCATGCTTCAGGCCGAAGCCACATTCACGGGAGTGAACATTTACCCGGGGGACAGCACGGCCGACGCGATCATGCCCAAGGTGGTGGTGGTCTGCGACTCCGCCAACACCCCCGCTGGCCTACCTGACGGCCTTGGCAACTACGACTGCCAGGTGCGGGCGGTCCTGCACGACAACGCTAACGACGTGACCCTGACGACCCACCGGGCCCGGGCGGCGGCCATGGTGGCCACCCTGTCGGACGTGGCGGCCATGACTAGCCAGTTCTCCAGCCAAGGCGACGCGGCCCTGTACGACGTGACAGTGGTCTCGGAAGACCAAGGGCTGGACGAGCAGACGGGTGCCTGGGCGACTGTCCTGCGGGTGTCGGTCCTCTGCGTCCTTGCGCCTTGACCGGCCCGCCAAGGGTAAGAACCACCCATGGCTGCTATCCTCAAAGGCGTTTCGGTTTTGTACGGCGTGGCCGCGCAGGCCGGCATCAGCAATTTCATCTGCCAGAGCCTGAGCGTCGATAAGGCTTTCGAGCTGAACGACAAGGTGGCCGACGAGACGGGCGTGACTGTGACCCTGCGCTACGACGGCGTGGAGCGCACCGGCACTATCGAAGGTATCGCCAAGACCACGGACATGCCGGAGGTCGGCGCGGCCATCACTGTCGCCTTGAAGACGGACGTGGGCGTTTCCCAGAGCATCACGGGTTGCATCGAGTCCGTGTCCGAGAAGGGCAGCAACAAGGACTTCGTCCGGGTCAGCATCAAGTTCCGCCAGGTTGACGGCATCGCTTCCTACGTGTAAGCGTAGGGCGTGGACCGCCGCTTTGCCTTAGCCTTTACAGATCCAGAGGAAATCGACTTCCTCGGGTATCGGTTGCCTCCCTTCTGCCTGCGTCACCGCGTGCGCCTGCACGCCATCAACTCGCCCTTCGTCGAGGCGGCCGAGTACACCACCGGGCACATGCTCGCGGCAATCAAGACGTGCGCCGGCCTGCCCATCGACGACGTGACAGGGAAGGACAAGGCCCTGCTTTACGTATGGGCCAAGGACGAGGCGAAGCTGGCCAACGATTGCATGGCCTTCCGCACCTACATGCTCGAGTCCCACTGGCCCAAGTTCTGGGACACGGGCAAACTAGAGCAGCGCGTGAGCGGCATGCCCTGGATACTCAACCTAGTGGCCAACCTGATCAGCAACGGCGTGCCTGAGGAGCGTGCCTGGACGATGCCCGAGTGTCAGGCCATCTGGCTATCGACGACCTTCTCCGGGCTCAAGGGGGTTGAGGTCAACCTACTGACGACGGAGGACGAGGAAGCCATGGCGGCTTTTACCACTTCCCAAGGGTAGGATGAGCACGGACGTCAACTACAGCATCAAGGGCACCTCCGACGTGCCCCAGCAAGTGGACAAGGCGAAGAAGGCCATGTCCGAGATGGACCGCCAGACGCAGGCTATCGGCAAGAAGTTCACCGAGTTCGGCAAAGACCTCTTCATGGGCTTCCTTGCGCCGATGGTGCTCGTGCAGCAGGCCGTGAGCTTTATCTCCGGCGCTATCGCCAAGGCCCGGCAGGACGCCAAGGACGCGGTGGACTTCGCCGCCGGCATCAAGGTCGAGGAGCTCAAGGCCTCGCCTGTGGACCCGACGACGCGGTACATGGCCCAGAAGCTGCAGGTGGACCTGCGCACGGAGAAGGAGAAAGAGCAGGCCGCCACCGCCCGCGAGACTGTCACCGAGGAGTTCCTGAAGCGCGACCCCCGTGGCCGTCAGTACTTCTTCAAGGAAGCCGCCACCGGGGACGAAGGCCCTGGCATGAGCGAGTCGGCGCTGGCCAAGTTCAAGTACGTGCAGGACGCCGTCGCCAAGATCGTGGAGGCCGACATGAAGAAGGCGCTGAAAGAGGAGCAGGACAAGGCCGCCGCCGACAAGGCCGAAGCTGAGAAGAAGAAGGCCGCCGCCACTGTCGGCGTCTTCGCCGGCGACAACGCTGTCTTCGGCGTTGGCAACTCGCCCCACATGACCATGCTCAACCATCAGATCGAGCTGCAGAAGACGGCCAACGAATACCTGGCGGTGATTGCGGCGGCCGCCGGTTCGTCTTCGGACTTCACGAAGGACCAGACCAACGGCAACGCTTCCAAGAACGTCTACTACCAGACCACCAACGTCTCTTAACATGGCACGCATCGACAAAGGAAACGACCTCTCCAGCCCGGTCCTTCAACCAGGTTGGACAGTCCAGCAGGACGGCTATGGCCTATGGACGGGCAAGTGTCTGTTTAAACTAGACCAAGAATACGCCGTCCTCATCGCCGAGTTCGAGCGCGGCCTGCCTCATCCGGTGGCCCCCTTCGATGCTTTCATGTGGTCGAATCGCGTGACTGCGACCTACGACAAGAACGGCATTGCCACCTTGGCCGTCGAGTATGTCGGCATCAACACGGGTGTCACGCCCGGGGAAGGCGAGCCAAGTGTCACCACCCCCAACGTCTCCGGGGCCGTGGCCACGAGCAGCGAGCCTATCGAGACGCACCGCAATTTCTTTGAAATCGAGGACGGCGTGGGAGTAATCGCCGGCGTGGGCTCTGGAACGGCTTCGGCCCCGATCTATGAGGCCAGCACCTTCAAGGCCAAGACAAGCGACACGGGCACGCTATACAAAGGCGAGAACGGGGCGCACTTCACCCAGAAGACGGGTGGTCAGTTCGTCGGCTTCCTCGACCCGGAGTTCAAGTACTACTACGGCCGCAAGTCCTACCTCTCCCCGACGACGGGCTTCTCCGGCGTCATCTACGTCAAGGGCGGGGAAGACAGCGCCTTAGGCGCCAATGTGGTACAAGCCATGCGTGACGCAGTGGGCTACTCATCCAACGACCAGACCTGGAACAGCAACCTGCCGGTGCTCCTGCCCAACTACATGGGCACCATGTTTACGGGTCCGGCCGGCGCCAAGCTCCTGCTGGCCAGCGTTAACTTCGAGGACTATGCGCTGAACGTCTACAAGATCAGCTACACCATCCGCTACTCCAACGAGGGCTGGGTGCCTGAGGTGTACCCCATCCTAGCCTAAAAATGCAACCCGGCAACGGCTACAACCTGAGCGCGGGCCAGAACGGCACGTCCCTCAGCATTGACGATCCGCAGCTGGCCGGCGACCCGGAGCAGTTCCGCGTGACCATCATGCCGACGGGCTACGGCTACGGCGTGCAGGTCCGCAAGGGTTTCGTGCGCTCTCCCATCTACCGCAAGAACGCCGCCTGGGTTCTCGGGCTTTCGCAGTTTGAAATCCAAAAGTTCTACGGCTTCCCTGACGGCTCGAAGACCACTGGGCCTTTTGCGACAGCAAACGAAAGCCCCTTGGTTGACCTTGGCGGCTATGTGCAGATCCAGCCGGCCAGCGTCGAGGGCGGGTCTGACAACTGGGGCGTGTACGTCATCGGCTGCCCTCCTGACGACGACGTCGGGACCTTCGTTCCATACCTGGCCATCATGGCGGACGGGTCTGACGCGGACACCAAGAGCGAACCCTTCCAAGCGGGTCAGACCATCAAGTGGTTCATTCTTTATCAGCAAATCTTGCAGGACGTAGACACCCCGACCGGCACTGTGACCTTGCAGCTTTTCCAGTTAGAGGGGCAGGCCATGTATAATTACAACTGCCAGAAGTGGAAGGTGGCCGACGTGATCTGGGACGGCTCGACCTTTGTCGTGACGCAGACGCACCTCGGACCGCTTTGCCTTTCGTCACCTCTGTCTTTTGAGGGCTGGCAATACGTTGACCCCGCTTCCCCTCCTGGTTGGTTCCCCGACCCCTACTACGGCGCCGAGCTGACGGCATGGAACGGCTCCTGGTCCGGATACACCAAGGACCCGAGCGGGGCGACTGTCGAGGTTTGACCCCCCCGCCAAGGGTAGGATGAGCAACACTGTCACCTTCAAGCGCGGCACGACCTACTCGGGGACTGTGACCTACACCCCGGCGGCCGGCGGCCCAGCAAACCTGCTCACGACGACTGTGACCTCCGACATCATCGACTCGGCGGGCGTGGTCTACCCCTGCACCATCACCATGGCGGTGGACGGCCTGTCCTTCGTGGCCAGCCTGCCCGCCTCGACCACGGCTGGCTTCTCCCTGGGCAGCGCCCGCAGCGACATCAAGTTCGTCTACGGCGGCACGACCTTCTTCTCCGACACCTTCCGCCTGACTGTCATCGACCAGGTGACGAACTGATCCATGTCCTCCATCTCCGTCTCTTCGCTGGTACTGGGCTCCCTGACCATGGAGGTGGAAGGGGCGGACGCCAGCCTGTCCCTCTCCGTCCTTGCCACGGCGCCGGCCGTCCTGTCCGTCGAGCTCGGCACCCCGGGCGCTCAGGGCGACGCGGCGACGATTGCGGTGGGTACGACCTCGACCCTTGCCCCCGGCTCCTCGGCCACTGTGGCCAACGCTGGCACGTCCTCGGCGGCGGTCTTTAACTTCGGCATCCCTGCCGGCCAGACGGGTGCGACTGGGGCCACGGGCAGCCAAGGCCCCGCCGGCAACGCGGCCACCATCGCGGCGGGTACGACCACCACGGGCGCTCCCGGATCGTCGGCGAGCGTGACCAACACGGGCACCTCTTCGGCTGCGGTCTTCGACTTCACTATCCCTCGCGGCGACAAGGGCGAGACGGGCAACACGGGGGCCACGGGTGCGACTGGCAGCCCGGGCACGGCGGCCACGATTGCGGCCGGCACGACGACGACGGGGGCTCCGGGCTCGTCCGCCTCGGTCACTAACTCGGGCACGTCCGGCGCGGCGGTCTTCGACTTCACCATCCCTCGCGGTGATGTCGGCGCCACGGGTGCGACTGGTGCCACCGGCCCGGCAGGCCCTGGGGTGGCGGCTGGCGGCAGCACGGGCCAGTTCCTGAGCAAGGCAAGCGGGGCCTCCTACGACACCACCTGGTCCACCATCGTCCCGGGCGACCGCTACCTGACGACCTCGACCACGTCCCTGACGATCGGCAACGGCACGAAGGCGCTGACTGTTGGCACGGGGCTCTCGTACACTGTCACCCAGAACGTCACTATTTCCTTTGACGGGTCGAACCACATGCACGGCGAGGTGCTGGCCTACAACTCCGGCACGGGTGCGATGACTGTGGACGTGAACCACCACACGGGCTCGGGCACGTACGCGGCCTGGACTGTGAACGTGGGCGGCGTGACCCCTGTGACCTCGACGGCCTGGGGCGACATAACCGGCACGCTCTCGGCGCAGACTGACCTGCAGACGGCGCTCGACGCGAAGCTCGCCAAGGCGTCGAACCTCTCCGACCTAGTCAGCGCGCCGACGGCCCGCACGAACCTCGGGCTCGGGACTGCGGCGGTGGAGCCGGCCACGAAGCTCGTCCCCGCTGGCGGCACGACCGGGCAGGTGCTAGCCAAGGCCAGCGCAACCGACTGGGATTTGACGTGGGCCACGGCTGGCGGTGGTGGTAGCGGTGGCTGTGATGTGCAAACATTCTACAGCGTTGGCACATTCACCTGGACAAAGCCAGCTGGTGCTAAGGTGGTGGATATTCTGCTGGTGGGTGGTGGTGGCGGGGGTGGATCTGGTGGAAGGTATGCCACTACATCAGGCAGAAGTGGTGGTGGCGGGGGTGCTGGTGGTAGCCAATGCTATATCAGGCTTAGTGCTGATAAGCTTGGTGCTACTCAAAGCATCACTGTGGGTGGTGGTGGTGCTGGGGGTGCGTCTGTCACCACTGATAACACCCCTGGAAGGGGTGCGACAGCTGGCACAGCAACTACCTTTGCAAATTTTCGTGCGCATGGCGGTAATTTTGGTGGTGGTGGAAGCACAATCAATGGATCAGGTGGTGGCGCTCGCACATCCTTCCTGCTTTTCAATACAGGTTTTGCCAGCAACAGTGGAGCAAGCGGGGCAACATCTACAGGGCAAGCTGGCTCAACTTTTAACAGCAATCCTTTCTTTGGCACAGGTGGTGGTGGTGGGGGTGGTGCGTTGGCAAACATCCTAACATCAGCTGCTGGGGGTAATGGCTCAGCAGTGAACAATAGCACAAGTGTTTCGGGCTGCAATTTTGCAATTGCTGGCGGTGCTGGTGGAACAGCTGTCAGCATCAATGGTGGTGCTGGTGTTGGCTATGTAAGCACAGATTATTGGCCGAATGGTGGCACAGGTGGCGGGGGTGGTGCTTATGTCAATGGATCAGTGGGTGGCCAGGGTGGTGATGGCGGCTGGCCTGCTGGTGGCGGGGGTGGTGGCTCAGCTAGCAATAATGGATTTGCTAGTGGTGCTGGTGGCGCTGGTGCTGGTGGCCTTGCAATCATCATTACCTATTCCTAATTTATGGCCTACATCGACGAACAAGGAAACGAGTGGGAGCGCATCGAGTCCGACCCTGTCTGCTGGAAACGGGCAGACGGCTTTTGCGTTTACTCTACAATGCAGCACAGCTTCCAAAGTGTTTGCGACATCATTTACAACCCGCCGACGCCTCCCAAGACCGACGCCGAACGGATCGCGGAACTCGAAGCCCAACTGGCCGCCCTTCTCTCCCGACTTTAATCCATGCTCTACATCATCTCCATCACCCTCTCCCTCCTGGGCGGCTTCGTCGCCGGTCTCCTCGTGGCCCGCAAGCACGGCGAACGCCTGAAGGCCAGCGAAGCCGAAGGCCGCAAGCTGCTCGACGCCCTCAAGGGCAAGTGAGTCCATGCGCCGAGTCCTGCCGCTGACCCTGCTGGCCCTCGCGGCCTGCACTCCTAGCCAGGACACCGCCGGCACGGGAACCCCGACCTCCGACCCTGCCGACCTCGCCAAGCTGGGGACGCAGATTGACAAGTCCGACCAGCGCATCGCCGCCGCCGTGACTGTCGCCCGCGAGAACGCCGACAAGCCCGAGGTCGTCCGGGCCGAGACGGGCGTGGCGCTGGCCTACCTCCCGAAGCCCGACGCCCAGGCGCTCGACTACGTCCGCAACCGCGTGGCCCGTCATAACTCTGAGGAATACAAGCGTGCCGAGGAAGCCGGAAAGAAACTCCTAGCGGTCATCGACGCGAACTTCGCCAAGGCCGAGCAGGACGCCGCCAAGAACAAGGCCGCCCTCGACAACGCCAACAAGCAGATTGTGGCCCTCAAGGCCGAGGTCGAGCAGGTGCGGACGGAAGGCATCCGCAACGCCTTCGCCGTCGGGGCGGGTATCTGCTTCCTCGCGGCCCTCGCGATGGGTCTCCTCGGCCAGTACCTGCGGGCCAGCGTGGCCTTCCTCGTCGGCGCCGGCATCGGCGGGCTCCCCTACCTGTTCGCCTCCCCTTATTTCCTGCCCGGTGTGGGTGGGCTCGTGCTCCTGGTCGTGGCCCTCGTGTGGCTACACTACCGCAACCGCCCCTGCCCCGATGCCCCGCAAGCGAACCAAGGTTAAGGTCATCTGGCGCCCGCTCGGGAAAGAGCGTGCATGGGGACAGGCCGAGACGGACCCAGCCCGCCCGGTCATCGAGATTGACCCCCGCCTCTCGCCCCGCCGCGAGCTGGAGACTTTGACACATGAGGCCATCCATATCTGCTGGCCAGAGATGGGAGAGAAGGAAGTGGACCGCGCCGGCAAGGTGATCAGCGCCGTGCTCTGGCAGGAGAACTACCGCCGCATCCTGCTAGGCAAGCACACCACCCCCGTCCGCATCTCATGACGCCTCCCCCCACCAGCATGGGCCCCGAGGACATCGGCCCCGAAGTGAAGCAGGCGGGCATCGCCGGGCTCCTGGGCATGATGGGCATGACTGTGAAGATTATCCTCACCGATGAGAAGCTGAGCGTGGGCCGCGTCATCGGCCACCTCGTCGTGGCGTGCGCCGTGGCCATCCTCTCCGGGTTCGCCCTGGAGGAGTACATTCAGAACAAGAAGATGCTCTGGGCGCTCAACGGCCTCTCCGGCTACATGGCCCTGCAGATCGTGGCGTGGGCGGAGGAGACGGCCAAGAAGAAGCTCGCGGCCACGTCGGCCGACATCGTCGGAAAACCCAAGGGGAAGACCAATGGCAAACGAAAGCCCAAGAAGCGCTGACACCAACCTGCTCTGGGCGGTGGTCATGCTGACCTTGGCGGCCGGCGTCTCGGCCTTGGGCTCCGCGTGGATCTGCGAGTCCGTGCTCTCGGCCTTCGGGTCTTCCCAGACCATGGCCCTCATCATCGTGGACGGGGGCAAGGACCTGAAGAGCGACGACGCGAACCTGGAGCGGCAACTATCGACGGCCACGCTGGCCCTCCAGACCATCCGGGACTTCGGCTGGGCGCTGGCGGTGGGGTGCTTCACTGTCCTCGTGGCGGTGCTGGTGCGGGTCTTCTATCGCCCGGGCACTAAAGACGCCTCCTAGGGCAAGCCAGAGGGGTCTAATCGACATGTCTGGGGCGACATGTAGACGGGGCTGGCGGGTTCCATAAAGTGACCGCTCGGGAAGTTATGGCAACTTTCTCGGCCTAAACGTTCCAAACCACCCCGCTCGGGAACTTGGCAAAAGAATTGTGTTGACCCCTTGGCAATGGGCTTGTCTACTCATCTCTGTTCCAACCAACACCAAGCCATGACCACCGCCATCACCACCATCGTCGAGCGCCCCAACGTGCTCCTCTCCCTCGCCGCTCTCGTCGAAGAGCAGACCCGCAACGTCAACCAGGTGCAGGCCACCTACAAGGCCGGCCTCTACGCCGATCACGACGCTTACGAGTGCGACCTCGAAGACGCGAATGACGCCCACATCATCGCCTGCGTGGCCTACCATGCCGCCCTGCAGCTCATCAAGGGCAAGCGCATCAACAAGGAGCAGACCAGCACCCTGAAGGCCGCCCTCTGCATCACCGGCTCCCTCTAATCTCCCAACCCACCCAAGCCATGAAACTCATCCTTGCCCTCCTCGCCGGCCTCGCGCTGGCGGCCTACATCCTCGCCCTCGCTGACGGCCCGTCCCTCTTCGAGATCATCGACAACCCGAAGTACTAAGCCATGACCAACCTCGGCAACCCTTCAACGGAGGTCCAGACGCTGGCCCGTGGCGTCGTCTTCGCCCGTGACCGCGTGCTCCAGGGCGACTGGACTCCCAAGTACGCCAACCAGCAGGTCGAGCAGCAGACCCACGAGTGCGAGCAGATGCTCATCTTCTACGGGTGCACCGACATCAACGTCTACGCCCACGTCTCCCCCTCCGGCCGTGCGCTGCTCAAGTGGCGCTACCGCGACAAGGACGGCGAGCTCTTCACCGGCAACCTTCACCCGACCTCCCAGTCGTGAAAGTTCTTATCGCCTGCGAGTATTCTGGAACTGTCCGTGATGCCTTCATCAAGGCCGGACACCAAGCCATTTCCTGTGACCTGTTGCCCACGGATGTCCCGGGGCCGCATTACCAAGGTTCTGTTTTCGACGTCCTTGATGATGGCTTCGACATGATGATTGCCCACCCGCCTTGCACCCATTTGGCTGTCAGCGGAGCCAAGCACTTTAAGGCAAAGCAGGCTGATGGTCGCCAGCAAGAGGCTTTGGATTTTGTCCAGCGTCTGCTTGATGCCGACATCCCGCGCATCGCCTTGGAGAACCCCATCAGCATCATTAGTTCCACCATCCGTAAGCCTGACCAGATTATCCAGCCATGGCAGTTCGGTCACGGCGAGACGAAGGCCACCTGCCTATGGTTGAAGAACCTTCCTTGCTTGGAGCCTACCAACATCGTGGAAGGTCGGGAACAACGCATCTGGAAACTGCCACCAGGTAAGGATAGGTGGAAAATCCGTTCAAAGACTTTTAAAGGCATCGCCGATGCTATGGCCCAACAATGGGGAAACCTATGATGCGCTGCCTGCTCTTCCTGCTCGCGTCGGCCACCTGCCTCCCCGCGATCACTCCCGCCCAGGTGGACGCCATCATCCAAGTCGAGTCCGCCAACAACCCCCGCGCCATCGGCCGGCTGGGCGAGCGTGGCCTCTGCCAATTCTTCCCCGCAGCTTGGTCCGATACCTCCCGCTGGCGCCGTGCCCACGGGCTCCCGGTCTACTCGTACGCTCTGGCCCACGACCCCGAGGCCGGCCTTGCGTACGCTTCCTCTTGGTTGACTCTGCTCGAGGACCGCCTGACCGCAACCCTCGGCCGCCGCCCGACGATCGGCGAACTGTACGCCGCCCATCAGCTGGGGTTCGCTGGCTTCCGCTCGAAAGGGTTTGACCTCTCGCGCTGCCCGACCATCACTCGGGTCGTCGCCGCCCGATTGGCAAAGGCGACACGCTAAGCCAAGCCATGACCAACCATCCTTTGCTCGTCGCCGTAGACCCTGGCGTGTCCGGTGCCATCGTGACGTACCACCAGCACCTCGGGCTTTCGTCCTACAACATGCCCGGCACGGACTGGGAGGTCTGCAAGCTAGTGGCCAACATCAGCACGCAGGCCGGCAAGGTCGTGCTCTACCTCGAGGAGCCGCCCCTGTACACCGGCCGCAACATCCCCGGGTCGGCCATCGGGAAACTGTTTTGGAACACGGGCGTGCTCTACGGCGCCGCCGTGGCCTGCGGGTGGGAAGTCCACCGCGTGCGCCCCGCGATCTGGCAGAAGGCCCACCCCGTCGGCACGAAGGGCGACCTTTCGACCACCGCCTGGAAGAACAAACTGAAGGCCCGCGCCGGCGAGCTCTTCGGTTCGGAGCCCGGCCTCAAGGTGACGTTGGCCAACGCCGATGCCCTGCTCATCCTCGACGCCGCCAAGCGTGGCGCTATCAACTAACTTTCCACCATGTCCAACATCCCCGCCAACCTCCAGACCACCCAGTCCCTGGTACTGCCCCCCGTGGCCATCCCGGGCACCCGCTACCTGATCTTGCACGACGGCACTGTCGTCTCGACCCTCAAGCCCCGCCGCAAGGGCCAACTGAACTACTGGTCTCTCTGCATCGAAGGCCGCCTCAAGGTCGTGACGCAGAAGACCATCGACGCGGCCGCCGCCAACAACGGCAAACTCGACTGACCTTTCCCAAGCACCCCATGAGCAAACAAGCCACTGACGCCAACGCGGACTTCGTCACCGCCCTCAACGCGCTGGAGAACGTCAGCGCGAACAAGTCCAACCCAGCCTTCAAGGGGTCGAAGTACGTTTCCCTCGACCAGCTGCTCGACGCCGTGAAGCCTGTCCTGGCCAAGCACAACCTGGCCCTCACCCAGATCGTGCGGACCCTGCCCGACGGCCGCATCGGCGTGGTGACTTCCTTCCGCCACCGCGACGGCGCGACCTTCGATGGGGGCGACCTCTTCATCCGGGCCGACGGCCTCGAGCCCCAGAAGATTGGCGCCGCCCTGACCTACATCCGCCGGCAGTCCATCCAAACCGCCTGCTGTGTCTCTGTGGACCTCGACCTCGACGGGAACGGCCTCACCCTCTCGCCCGCCGTCAAAGCGTCTCCTGCGGCCAGCCAGACCCCTCAAACTATCCGCCCGTCGGGATACCTCTCCCACCCCGAGGCCGCCGTCCGCGTCCTGCAGCGCAAGGGGTGGCTCAAGGAAGGCCAGGGGCTGGCCGACCTGCTCCCCGAGCACCTCACCAGCATCGCCAACAACCCGGCCTTCAACGCGGCCGTCGCCAAGGAGGCCCAGGCTTAATCACCATGTTCAACCCGAAGCGATTTTCCTGCCGCTATGACGCGGTGGTGCGCACAAACGAGAAAGGCGAAACGACCACCTTTGAGCCGATGCTTGAAGAGAACTCCGGTAAATACATGCTCGTCGAAGAATACGCCTCTCTTGTCGAAAAGTACTCCCAACTAGCCGAGGCCGCTAAAATGGTAATGAAGGACAATGAACACCTGCAGCACCTCCTGAACAGCATTTCCGACAACATCAAGATTGCCAGGTTTAGGACGCACAACTGGGTGAGCGACAGCCAGAAGGGAGGCCAGTCGTGAGCGACTTCCTCACCCCCGGCGGCCAGTCCTTCGACCCGATCGGCGAGGCCATGAAGAACCTGGAGCGCATCAACGAGCTCGCGGCCGCCAAGGCCCGCATCCAGCAGCTCGAAGAACGCAACGAGGCCATGCGCGAAGCCGGCGACGAGATCTGGTACGTCCTCCGCCACGCCGACAAGGTGACCGCCGAGGACATCATGAACGCCTGCTCGCAGTGGGCCGACAAGCGCCGCCATGGCTGACATCCCCAAGTCCATCGAACGCCTCGCCGAGAAGGACGCCGTCTACCTTTACGGCATGCTCATCCTGCTCGACGGGGAAGCCTTCTGGGAATGCACCGCCGCCAACGCCAAGGGCCTCGAGCAGACCATGCGGGCGTGGAAGGTGCACACCTGGCCTACCCTCAAACGCTCCAACGTCCGGTACTTCGTCAAGTCCCCGGGCACCATCAAGGAGATCACCATTCCCACCCGATAAAGCCATGCGATACATACTAACCGGCCTCTTCCTAATCATGTTCACCCTTAAGCTTCTCGGCCTGACCGACCTTTCGTGGTGGATTATCACCCTCCCGCTCTGGGGCGGAATTGCTCTTCTGTTGTCTGTCGGCTTCGGCGCCTTGGCCCTTTACGGCATCCTGTGCGCTTTCGAGTCCAAAGAGGATAAGCGCCGCCGCGAGCTGAAGGACCTATTCAAAAAGATTTCCAACCGATGAGCCCCCGCGACTCCGCCTCCGCCAACCTCCAGCGCCTCCACGTCGAAGCCCTCAACCTCGAAGGCTACCTGTCCGCCTTCGTCACCCAGAACGACGTCAACCGCATCGGCCAGGACAGCACCCGCTTCCGCAACGTGCTCGCCGTGACCGACCTCTCCCGCGTGGACGACGCCCACGACCTCGACGAGCTGCGCGAGCGCCTCAACGCCCTCCGCTCCGACATCAGCGTGCTCCTGGTCTCCTTCCAGAACCTGCACGAGAAGGCCGAGACGCTGGCCGTCACCCTCGGCGCCATCGAGGACGCCGTTGATAATCCCGACGAAGACCTCTGAACCCCTTGGGGCTGGCCTAGGTTCGCCCGATTGGATCCGGGTAAGTTCCATAGTCCTAGGCTGGCCCCTCCCCTTTCCACCACCCCCCGATAACATACAAACAAACATACATACATGAAGACATACACGCCCCCCGACATCACCGGCATCAAGGCCATGAGCCTCGCCGGCAACCGCGCCGAGTACGACGCCCTGCCCGGTCTCAACCAGACGCTGGCCAAGGTCCTGCTCCGCTCCCCGGCCAAGTACAAGCACGCCCTGGCCAACCCCTCGAAGGCCACCGCCGCCCTCCGCGAAGGCATCATGACCCACGCCTGCGTCCTCCAGCCGGACGTCTTCGCCAAGTACAAGCCCGAGCCCGACGTGAAGAAGAACACCAAGGAAGGCAAGGCCGCCTACGAGTACTGGAAGACCACCCTCCAGCCCGACGACCTGCCCTGCGACTGCGACGAGTACGACAACGCCCTGCACTACGCCGACGGCCTCCGCGCCGTGATGGCCAGCCACGGCATCCGCGTGCACGCCGCCGAGATCGCGCTCACCGGCACCTACATGGGCGTGGCCCTCAAGGGCTCCATTGACTTCATCGGCGCCGACGGCTACCTCTACGACCTGAAGACCACCCGCGAGGACGCCACCCCGCACGGCTTCGGCCGCGAGCTGCAGCGCAACCCGGACTTCCGCCTGCAGGCCGCCTGGTACATGCACCTCTGGAAACTGAACTATGGCGAGACCCCCCGAGGTTTCCGCATCATCGCCGTCGAGAAGGAAGCCCCCTACGAGGGCGCCGTCTTCGAGCTCGACCAGGAGCTGGTGGCCGATGGCGGCATGAAGATGCTGGAGGCCATCACCCTTTTCCAGAAGTGCTCCGAGTTCGACTCGTGGCCGACCTACCAGCCCGAGATCATCAAGGTCGAGCCGTGGAAGAAGCCCGGCGACGCCGTCCCCCTCTCTTTCTCCTAATTCCCAACCACCCAGAAACCATGCACAACCCGCACAACGGCGCCGACAAGGTGCCCCTCAAGACGATCACGAAGTCCGGCATCTACATGCTCAAGCTCTCCAAGCCCAAGGCCGACAAGGTCCGGGTCTGGGACGACGGCACCATGTCGTACCGCCTCTTCCTCATGACCGCCGACGGCCACTGCCTCTCGCAGTCCTACGGCACCAAGTACCCGAAGTCCCTTGCCATGCTCGTCGGCAAGATGTCCGGCAACTTCACCAGCGAGTTCGCCGGCCGCACCCCCGAGGATTACGTGGCCTACGTCGAGAAGGCCGCCGGCAAGGTCGTCGAGACGCTCGTCGAGGTCAGCGAAGGCAACCCCCGCCCCGATGGCTCCCCGTCCTACAAGTACAAGCTGACGTGGGCCAAGAAGGGCCAGACGCTCACCGCCCCGGACTCCTTCTGACCATGGCGCCTTCCAAGCACCTCGTCCTGGTCTGCGGCTTCGCCCGCGCCGGCAAGGACACCTTCGCCAAGGGCATCGTCGCGTCCGCCAAGGATGCAAAGCGCGTGGCCTTCGCCGACACCCTTAAGTACGCCCTCGAGACCGCCGCCCACAACGTCGGCCTAAAGGTGGACTACTTCACCGACGCCGACAAGCTGCAGGACCGCGACCTCCTGGTCGAGTTCGGCCGGGCCATGCGCCGCCGCGACAAGGACATCTTCGCCAAGGCCATCGGCAATTACGTGGCCGACCTGACCGACGGCCAGACGCTCGTGGTCTCCGATTGGCGCTACCTCAACGAGTACGAGGCCGCCAAGAACTACTGCGACATGTACGGCGTAAGCCTGCACGCTGTCCACATCGTCCGCCATGGCTGGAAGGCCGCCAACGACGAAGAGGCCATGTCGCTGGTCGAGATCATGGCCGCCGTCCCCTTCGACGAGACTGTCTACGCCACCTCCGGCGACGAAGAGGCCGTCCTGCTCCACGGCTACCGCATCGCCAAGCTTTGGAAACTATGAGCTCCGACTTCTTCGCCGGCTACGGATCCGAACCGGGCGACATCTACGACCTCGCCAAGAAGTGGGGCATGACCCCCGAGCGCCTCACCTTCCTGGCCAACTGCCCGCAGGGCATTCACCGGCAGTTCCTCAAGGAGCAGGCCGACTGGTCTACGGAAGAGAAGCGACTGGCCACCCAGTGCCGCCTTGCCTATCG